AAGTCGCAAACAGCGACGAGGAAGGGTATTGACAATACCCCTAGTCCTGAGCACCAGGGCAACCTACAATCGCTTTGTATGCACGTCCTACAGCCCGTTCGAGACCATTTTTCTAAGGTTGTAACCATTTCCAGCGGATATCGCTCTCCAGAATTGTGTACTGCCATAGGCAGCAAAATCACGTCGCAACATGCCCGTGGAGAATCAGCGGACTTCGAAATCTTTGGAGTATCCAATAAAGAATTAGCAGATTACATCAACGAACACCTAGAATATGATCAATTGATTCTCGAGTACTGGAAAGAATCAGATCCGAACTCGGGCTGGGTGCACTGTAGTTATTCGGAGGGGAATAATAGAAANCANTANNTGAAAGCTTATAAAGACGANAATAANAAAACNNGTTATCAACCTATGGAGGGACAATGAAATTTGTATGGGAAAAATTAAAGGCAGGGCATGAGTCGTTATTCGTAACGGCTTTTAATCGCTATCAGGGATTAGTTTTATTTCTGATGCTCGTGGCCATAATTTTAAAATAATCGAAATCAAAAATTCTGCGCGCCTCGCGCGTATATCCTATTAAATCCATGACCTAAGTTCTTCACCGAGAACTTCAGATGCGATATTTATTTTTTTACGTAGGGAATCTTGAATTTTTTTGTCAACCGTATCTTCGGCAATAAGGTCGATATACGTAACGGACTTCTTTTGCCCAATTCGGTGGGCTCGGTCTTCTGACTGTAATCGTTTTTCTAAGTCATATCCGTTAGAATAGTAAATAACGGTATTGGCTGCATGAAGCGTGATCCCATATCCACCCGTTTGAGGCGTGCCTACGAGAAATCTGCATTTATCATCTTCCTGGAATCGTTTACGATATTTCTCTCGGTCTTCCTGACTCGTGAGTCCATAATAATCAACCACGGACCACGGACCATGGACCTTCTTAATTTCCTTAACTATGTTTTGAATATCTCTTTGCCAATGAGCCCAGATGATAGCTTTTCCTTCAACTTCATCTAAAATATCCATAAGCTCCCCTAGACGATTGCTCTTTATATTCTGTGTAGTCCCATCATCGGCTACAAAATGACCACAGGTAATTTGTTGAAGTCTCATGAGTTGAGTCAACGCTGTCACAGTAGTAATTTGTTTTCCATTTAATTGAGCTAATGCTTCTTCTTTCATTTGTTTATAAACTTTCTTTTGATCTGAAGTTAAGTCTACAGTTCTTTTCATATAAATCTTACCTGGTAAATCTAAACAGTCTTCTTTTAAAACTCTATAAGAGAAAGGCTGTAGTTTTTCTGATAGTTCAGCTAAATTTTTAAATCCAGACACTAATTGAATTGAACGTCCAGAAATAAAGGCTGTTTTCATTATCGCGTATCTCACTCTAAAGGAATAATAAGAGCCATGTCCTAAATGTTCTGGATCTAGAAAAAAACATTGAGCAAAAAGATCTAAAGGGTTTTTAGTAACAGGGGACCCTGTTAAAATTCTTCGATATTTAGCCATATCGGAAATCTCAATAATATTTTTAGTCCTTAAAGCTTTAGGATTTTTAATAGTGGTAGACTCATCAATAGCCATTAAGGTATTATGGGAAAGTAGGAATTTTTTAGCAAAACTTAATCCTTTTTCTGTACTGAAGGCTTCCACGTTCATGATGAGAATATGAAGTTCTTCTCCAGTCTTAAATAAAGTACCTAATTTTTTTGATTGTGACTTAGTTATGTTGGCTTGCCACAAAACGGTCACTTTTTCTATATGTTCGGGTAAATGAGCAGGCAACTCTTGATTGTACCAAGTCCCCACCACCCCTTTAGGAGCGATAATTAAAAGACCATCTATTTTCCCTTTATCATATAACATAGCCGCATTATCTATTAATACTTTAGTTTTACCTGTACCCATTTCCATAAAGTAAGCATAGGTCTCCCTATTCCAAGATTTTTCTAAAGCAGTAAGCTGATGCTTATACGGCTCCGTTTTAAATTTATAATTCATACTTCTTTCTATTGACTTAATATATAGGATATATTATATAATTTGTCAATGAAAGAAAATATAGATTATAAAACTATCCGCGAAACTCCACCTGTAGTTTACGTAATTCAAGAAATTGCAGGAACTAGAGATGGGAGACCGAAGATTAATATTATGGGAGCGGCTCAATATGGAGTATTTAAATTTTTACTTCCCGAGCTTTCTCAAATTATTTTTTCACCAGGCCCTTTAATTTTTAAATTAAGAAAAGGGTTACAAAATTATCGAGCAAAAGATTTTTTATTATTAACAGGAGATCCCGCAATTATTGGAGTAGCCTGTTCTATAGTTTCTGACATTACTAATGGTAAATATCAATTACTCAAATGGGATAAACAAGAAAGAAAATATTATCCTATTCAAATTAACTTACATGAGAAAGGACAAATAGATGAATGATATTAATTTTGAAAAAGATCAAGAAGAAGTTCTAGATCGTACAGAAAATCTAACTTCCTTAGCTGATCAAGTAAAAAAACTAAGAGACTTAGAGGATGAATTTAAAGCTGAAGAAGAAGCTCTCAAAAATAAGAAGAGAGAAATAGAAAAAGTTTCAGGTGAAGTTATCCCTACACTTTTAAGTGAAATGGGGTTATCATCTCTCAAACTTGCAGATGGTTCTGCAGTTGAGGTAAAACCGTATTATTCGGCGAATATCTCTATCAAAAATAGAGAAGCGGCGTATAATTGGCTTCGTTCTAATGGCCTAGGTGACATCATTAAAAATGAGATCACCGTTTCCTTTGGAAGGAATGAAGATAACAAGGCGGCAGAATATGCTAACCTTGCGAAGGGTCAAGGATTTCAACCAACACAAAAGTTGAAGGTTGAACCTATGACCCTGAAAGCTCTCGTCCGTGAGCGTACTGAAGCAGGCAAAGATATGCCAACGGATATTTTTAACGTGTTCGTAGGAAACCGAACCACAATTAAAAGGAAACAATAAACATGAAAAGTGAAACACAAATCACGAAACGTGAAAATGCAGGAGCATTGTCTACGAATTTATTCGAAGCTGATGCTAATGCCGGCTCTCAGAATATTTCGCAAGAAGATCTTGCGTTACCATTTCTGAAAGTCTTAGGACAACTATCTCCTGAAGTAAATAAAAGGAATGGGAAGTATGTCGAAGGTGCAGAACCTGGCATGATTCTCAACACTGTCACAAATGACATTTATGACGGGAGTAAGGGGATAGAAGTATTGCCAGTATACTACAAAAGACAACTTGTAGAATGGCAAGACAGAGGTGAGAGTAAAGGAGCACCTGTAGCAATACATGAAGCTACAAGTGATATCATGAGTAAAACTACTCGTGATAAATCTTACAAGGATAGATTACCAAACGGTAATTATATCGAGAATACTGCAAACCATTTTGTAGTTCTCTTGGGAAAAAGTCCTACAACAGCTTTGATTTCTATGAAAGCTACTCAATTAAAAGTGAGTAGAAAATGGAACTCAATGATGATGGGGATTAGAATGCAAGGAGCAAATGGTGTATTCACTCCGCCAACATATAGCCACATTTATAAACTAAAAACAGTTCAGATGTCTAACGACAAAGGAACTTGGTTTGGTTGGGATGTGACGAAAATCGGTCCAATAGCTGATAAAGCTGTTTATGCTATCGCTAGAACTTTTGCTGAACGTGTAGGGAAAGGCGAAATACAAGCCAAACCCGAATCGGATGAAGCCAAAAGGAAAACGCTAAGTTTATAAAAACTCCAAGGAGTTGGGCGGGAGCGGGAGACTTAACCCGCCCATTAACTTATTATGAAGAAAGTGATTGAACAGGCACCGAATACATATGAACATTGGATAGATTCCGGAAGGGTTATTATTCCTTGTTTGAAAGGAACCCCTATCGTTCTGGATTGGAGTAGACCTAATTTTAAAATAACGAAAGAAGAATGGAAAACAAAATACACACACTGCGCAATTGGATTAAGACTCGATCAAGATATTGATTTTGATATTGATAACGAATTAGCAAAAAGATTTATAAATAAATACATAAGACCTGGAGCTGCCGTTTCTGGTAGACCCAGTAATCCTAAAAGTCATTATTGGTGGAAAGGCAAGTTAGATTTTAAACAATTTGTACTTCCTAAAGAACTTAAAGAATATTATAAAAATTTCCCACACGGAGCTACTTTATGTGAAATTAGACATGGGAATAGTCAGTACACTATAGTTCCTGAGTCTTTGCATAGTAAAGCTAATGAACATGTTAAATGGGAAAGTTATGAAGGTATAAACGAGTACCCTGGTGATTTAAACATGGATTTAAGGAAAGTGGCTCTTTCAACTGCCTTATGCATTCTTTATGGAGCACAAGGACAAAGAGATGCTTTTTGTACTGCGGTTGCAGGAGTTTTAATAAAGCATACTAAATGGACCGAAGAAGAAATTAATGAATTTGTTTATAATTTAGCTCTTTTATCAGATGACAACGAAGCAGAAGACAGGGCTGAGAAAGGAACAAGTGTCAAAAAAGCAACTAAAAAATATGGAATGCTTAAACTTGCCGAAATTATTGGCTGTTCTTCAAAAACTGTTGCAGAAATCTTTAGCTGGATTGGAGTAGGGTATGAAACCGTACAAGGAGCTGCAGTAATAGGAGAAATTTTAGAATATGGGCAAGACAGATATTTAGTACAAGTTAATGCAACGGTAGAGGGGCAACCAAAAAAAATAGAAATCATAGTGACAGGTCCAACCTTGATGAAACAAGGACCTTTTTACGATGAAGTAATGAAACAAGCACAAGTGTGGATTCCTCAAATGAAGAAGAATGACTTTGATAAAATCATGAAAATGAAATTTGATGCGCGATCTTATTCAGATGATTATGTAGAAGAAGCCGCAGAAGACAATAAATTTATTAAACATTTTGAACAGTATTTAAATGCAAGGCAAGCATCCACAGATAAGAAAAGTTTAATAGAATACAAACGTCCACACTATGATCAAGAGAAACAATATTTAGAATTTAATTTAGATAATTTTGAAGACTACTTAAATGAAGTAAGGAGAATAGATTTACCTAGAGTAGATCTTGTTATGAAAATTCAAAGAGTTTTGGAAGCTAAAAAGATAAGAGGAAAGACCGGAGAAAAATCTTTCGTTCGTTGGCGTATACCTAACTACGAAATCGCTCAAAGTAGTTTAATTATTGAAGGAGAAGCAGTAGAAGTAAAGGAGATTACAGATGATAAAGCCTAGATTTGTAGTAGGGCCTCCAGGAACTGGAAAAACCCATACATTTTTATTAGAAAAATATAGAGAGTTTTTTAAGAAGTATGACCCTGATAAAATTATTTTAATTTCTCATACCAATACTGCGGTCAACGAAATTTTAAATGCCGCAATGGATGTACCAGAAATTAAAGAAAGAGGTTATCGAAGAAAATTTTTTGAAGATCGTATATGCACCATTCATCATTATTGTAAAAAGAAATTAGAGAAAAAAGAAGTATTTAATGAGCAAGACAATGAAGATTTTAAAAACTTGTGTCGACTTCATATAGCTTTTGCTTATTCTAAATATGGATCTGATGTTTATCGTGATCATTCTTTTTTTAAATTTATAAAAGCAGCGTACGGTCACAACAGAACTCTCGAAGAACATTGGCATCATCCCACTACTGATAGAATGGAATACTCACCTTATAATCTCACTCAATTACAAGAATTAAAAACAGTTTATGAAAAATATAAGGATGATAATAACCTTAATGATTTTGCCGATATGATTACTAAATACAATGAGAAAAAAATTGAATCAGATGTTCAAGTTTTAATGGTGGACGAAGCTCAAGATACCAATCGTCCGCAAATTGAAGCCGTCTTTAAAATGGCTAAAAACGTTAAAGATGGCCACTTTTACATGATAGGTGACCCTGACCAAACTATTTTTGAATGGGCTGGCTCAGACGCAGAATATTTTCATAAAGCTTCTGCTAATCCTTGGCATGAATTAACGGAAGGTAAAAGATGTGGAGCAGCTATCAATAAGTTTTGTAAACAAACCATTGCTCCTATTTGGAAACATTATGGGTACACGAGAACCTGGTTACCCGCTCCAGGAATTCAAGGAAACATTTTTCCATTACCTGATCTTCGACCTTCTTTAAGTTTAAAGAAACTTTTAGATAAAATAAAAAATACGAATCAAACATTTATTTTTGCATACAGAGGAAAGCCTAGTGATAAAAGAATTAAACAATTTTTTCATGACTATGGAATAGAGTATGCTCATATCACAAGTTCAGCTCATGTATCTTTGAAGGAATTAAAATGTCATGATGAATGGCCTAGTTTTACGGAAGGGGCCCCTAAAAGTTTAAAACAAATAAAAGACTTTTGGGATTATTTAGGTAGTCGCGCCATAGTTTTTGGTAAAGGTACTTTCAAATTTGAGGATTGGATCATTAAAGACTATACTATTGATGAGTTGATTGAGAAAAAACTTATCAAGCCTGATGCAAAACTTGTTAAACATTTTGATTTACTACGAAAGCGCGCAAAAGGTCATGACGTTAAACAACATGATAAACGAATGCTATACATTAGAAAGGTTCTAAAGAACGGATTTGATTTTGATGGAAAAATTAGAATTAAATATGGAAGTATTCATAAAATAAAAGGAACTACGTTTGATAATGTAGTAGGAGATCTTAGTCTATTTAGAAATAAAAGAGAACCTCTATTTGTTGAATTAAGATTAAAGTACACAATGTTTAGTAGAGGTATTTATGATGTGTGGGTATTAAGATCAGAAACTGGAAAGGAGTTAGGAAGACATGGGACCATATGACAAACAGATAGGGGGAGCACACTACTTAAAATTTAAAATTCAGCCAAGTGAGTTTGCAAATAAGAATAATCTTAAATTTGCAGAAGGCAACGCAATAAAGTATATATGTAGGCATGCAGATAAAGGAGGAAAGCAGGATTTGTTAAAAGCAAAACATTACGTCGACATGATAATCGAAAGAGATTATCCTGATACACCACATGTTAAGCCTCTCCCTAAAGGGTTTAGTCTTAAACCTTCAGGAGATAAAAAATAATGTGTACTGCACCTGAAGTAGATGATTTAGATTTGAAAGGGGTTGATATCGTTGCAGTAGACTTAGAAACTTATGATCCTGATTTAAAAACTAAAGGATCAGGAGCTGTACGTGGTGTGGGTTATGTGTGTGGTATAGGGATATGCACCGGCAAACAGGCTTTATATTTTCCGATTCGACACGCGATGAGTGGAAATTTAGATCCTAAGAGTACTTGGAAAATCTTAAATAAAAAACTATTTCAAAATTCTCATATTAAAAAAGTATTTCATAACGCCATGTACGATGTCTGTTGGATTCGTGCAGAAACCGGGCTCATGCCGAAAGGAGAGCTATTAGACACCATGATTGCTGCCTCAGTCATAGATGAAAATAGAATGAGATATACTTTGGATTCAATAAGTAAAGATTATCTCAGTGGAGAATCTAAATACAAATATGATCTCCAGGATAAATCCCTGAAAGAGTATGGTATTAAAGATCCTCTCAATAGTATGCATAAACTCCCTTATAGTTTAGTAAAAGATTACGCGGAACAAGACGTTAAATTAACTTTAAAATTATGGAATATATTTGAGCCTAAGCTAAAAGAGACTCTCTTTGTTAATCCAGAAGGAGAAAAGAAAAATTTACAAAAAATATTTCAACTAGAGACAGAATTATTTCCATGTCTTGTGGATATGAAATTTAAAGGAGTTCGCGTAGACGTTGAAAAAGCGAAACAATTTGGAAACGAATTAGAAACAGAGCGAGAACAGCTCATAAAAGATATCCACAAAGAAACTGGAATTAAGGTAGAGGTGTGGGCCTCAGCATCTATCAAAAAACTTTTAGATCAACAACAAATAAAAGATTACAAAACAACTCCCAAATCAGGGATGCCTCAGCTTCCAAAACAATATTTAAGAACACATAAAAATAAATACTTACGTATGATAGCACGCGCAAGAGAATGTGATAAAGCAAAGAGTGCTTTTGTAGAAGGACTTCTAAGTTTTGTGCACAAGGGAAGAATCCATGCAGATATAAATCAAATTCGATCGGACCAAGGAGGAACGGTAACAGGAAGATTTTCTATGAGTAATCCAAATCTTCAGCAAGTACCAGCCAAAGGGGAAATAGGAAAAAGAATTAGAGAAATATTTATTCCTGAAGAAGGATGTACGTGGGGATCATTCGATTACTCTCAACAAGAACCTAGAATTGTAGTTAATTATGCATTGAAATGGGATTTACCTGGGACTGACTCTTTAGCTGAAGCTTACAGTGAAGATCCAAAAACAGATTTCCATAAAATTGTCGCCGACATGGCTAAGATTCCTAGATCTCAGGCTAAAACAATTAACCTGGGATTATTTTATGGTATGGGAAAAATGAAATTGCAAAAAGAATTAGAACTTACACCTCAACAAGCACGTGATTTATTCTATGAGTATCATTCCAAGGTTCCTTTCATTAAGGAATTATCCAATGGGCTTATTGAATTTGCTGAAAAACATGAGCTTATTTATACCCTAGGGGACAGATTTTGTAGATTTAATAGATGGGAACCTTACGATAAACAATGGAATGCAGAATTAGGAAGATTCGAAATTGAAATAAAAATTGAGGAAAAGAAATACAATGAAGAAAAAGAAGAATGGCAAATTATAACTTCATATAAATATGAACCTGTTCCTGTCTTAACAAAAGAACAAGCTAAATTAAAATACCATGAGCAATATCCAGAGGATAAAGAATACAATAATTTTAATGGACATTATCGTTTAGCATTTACATACCGAGCATTGAATAGATTAGTTCAAGGAAGTGCCGCGGACATGACAAAACAAGCAATGGTAAATCTTTACAAAGCTGGTATACTCCCGCACATTCAGATCCATGATGAATTATGTGTTTCTATACCGGATGAAGAAACAGCTCACAAAGTAAAAGATATCATGGAAAATGCAATTAGACTTAGGATACCAAATAAGGTAGACTACGCGTCCGGTGAAAACTGGGGTGACATAAAATAGGAGGAAACTATGGAAAAAGCGAAACAACTTTTAGCATTAGCAAAAGCTAATCCTAAAATATCTGCTGCTGTTGTAGTAGTAATTGTTGCCATTTATTTTTTAGCAACCTAAGGATTATATGTTAAATGGCTTATTTAAACGCAAACATTCCTGTGATCTATGCACAGATCCGGAGAGAATATCTCTATGATCTTAAAGCACACCATGGAGAAGTGGAAGACTGCCTTCTTTTTGGCGTGGCATCGATTACAGGGCGGCCTATACTCTTTCATGCAATTATGGAAAATGGTGCTGTCTTCTATCGGTTGCCAATTAGTGCGTTTATGCAAAGAGGATTTGAGCCAGAGGAAGTTCCTAGGACTCGGCTGGACCAGCTGGAGCTTTGGAATTGCTTTAGTTACTATCCTGCTGTTACTAATTACGATATTCTAGACGGCCAATCTGGTAAATATATAGATAAAAATAAGGTCTGGCACACAGGATCCTATCTTTTCACAGTTGACTGGGCTCATCCAGAGAGTAATATAGTCGATACGGATCATTCAGAAATTCCCGCGGAGCATAAGTGCGCCCACATACTTGCCTTGGATGATGGTAACTATGCGGCTCAGCCTAATAATAGACTAATATGGAGTATCCCATCTTTCACTGTGAAAGATGAAATTCCTTTCGATTGGAAGGTACAAACTTCCGAATGGAATGTAGAGGATAGTAGTAAATGGAAAACAGAAGATAGCGACAACTACTTCTATGAGATTGAGGAAACAAAAAATGGAAAATAAAACTTGTAAAAAATGTGGACACTTATGTCACTGCATAGAGGCAGACCATGAAGGCTGTAATTGTTCTTCATGTGATTGTAAAGAACCGGAAGGTTTAGTTCTTGATGACACGAACGAGTGTGAAGCATGCCAATAGAAGAAAAAGAAACCTGCAATATGCATACCAAAGAAAAAGAAAAATCTGGTACATGTTGTCGCGTAAACGAAGACCAAGAAAAAGCGGAACAATTAACATATGAATACACAGTTAAAATTCCGGAACAGAGAAAAGTTGTAAATGAACGATAAACTAATCGCCGCACTACTCATTGAAGGGATGAAAAATGAGATACAACAGTTTAAGGGCTTTAAAGTTTTTAAGGGCACGAAGACAAGCCCGAATAAGAATGGTAAAAACAGAAAAATGGGTTCGATATATCACTATATTTCTGTTCTTTTGCTTATTACTCGCAGTTGGGGAACCAGTTTACGGGTGAGCCGTGCATAATTTCCCCTACGACATNCAAATGACTGGAATGTTCATATTTATTACGCTATACTTAGTCATGGAGATTATATTTTAATGAGACGAAAATTACGTGCATTTTTAAATACATATGACCTGGAGTACCGACTACTTGTAGTAGCTGCTCTAGCATATTTATATTATATACATATAGTGAGCTGTTAATAATGGCTGACAAGCTAATGACCTTATTAGTTGGATTGCTCATAGCCCTAGGNGGCTGGAGTCTTTCGCGTACCTTTGAACTCTCTACAATTCAAGCAGTACATGAAGATAAAGTGGATAAATTAGAGAGACATGTGGACAAACTACAAGGTCAAATTGATAAGATGATGGACTCTGATGAAGAGATCATGGACCAACATAAAAAATTATTTAAAATTTTAGAAAAGGAAGATACCCCATCCGGGTATAGTTATAACTAATGGGTAAACCTCTCAAAATTTCGGAAGAAGCCGCAGTTCAGATGCCGATGAAAACGGTCGCCTCTTTGATCGCCATGGTCGCGATCGGGACCTGGGCTTATTTCGGTATCATTGAG